TTTCGTGATTGGCAATGACGTTTTCAAGAGCGCTGATTTTTTCAATCGACTCTTGCGCAGATGGATTTGTTAGACGGTCGAGCAAGCTCATGCCGGAAACTCTAACAGAATTTGTTAGATTGTCAATCATCCGGTTTGCAAAGCCTAGATCAATGCATTTTTCGGCGTTCATCCATGTTTCGTCCTTCATCATTTCGCGGATATCATCGACTGGCTTGCCTGTCCGCTCTGCGTAAATTGCCGCAATCTCTGAACTAAGTTCTTCGCACATGTTTGCCGCTTTGGATAGTTCTTTAGCATTTCCGAACAGGCCCATGCTGACGTCGTGGATCATCATACGGCCAGTTGGTAGCATGATAATTTCATCGCAAGCCATGCACATAACGCTTGCCATTGACGCGGCGAGACTGACCGTAGCTGTGACGTAAACGCCTTTTGCTCGGAGCTGCATGATCTTTGAATGGATCAGGTAGCCGTCAAATACGTTTCCGCCTGGTGAATGCACATTGATGTTCAACGTATCGACCGGTGTATCCATGCTGTTTGTGAATCGACCTTCCGCGTCAACAATGTTGAAAGCGTAATCAATTTCGCTCATCAGTTGCCGACGTGAGTATTCGTCGATTTGATCGTCTAATGTAAGTGACGCCGCCTTGTTTTCAATCGTTAAGAATTTCATCCTCTTTGTATGTTTGGTTTGATTTGTCGTCCATTGGCTCAGGCTCTCTCATTTCGTTTGGAGTTAGCATGGCCATTTCTCTTTCCTCGATCTCGATTTCATAACCGGATTCTTTAGATACTTCTTCGGCAACTCTGGCCGCAATCACTTTGCGCATTGCAACGCTGTGCGCGCGTTTTGTGTAAAATTCTTCCTCGGTCATGCCGCGCGCTTCCGTGATCTCGGCGGTGTTGCGTAGTCCTGCGCGCCATTCGTTGACCTCCATAGAGCTTTCTCGGCCATCATCGACCGATAGTCTTGGCGGTGTCGAGAACGTCCAAGCAAACGGATGGTCCAGCAAAGGCACGCGGTTTGCTTCTTGAAAGCATGAATAAGCCCAGCTGAAAGCGTTTAAGGCCGCGCGCTTCAATAGCCGCTGACGTTGCGCAACAAAGCGCCGACATTTGACGATCTCGGCCCGTGAGTCCGTGCCTTGTCCTGCGCCCTTCCAAATCTGATAGGACCAGACTGGGGTCAAGCTCATCCGAATCATGCGGTCTTGGAAATTTTCCCAAATCTCTCCGGGCGTTTCGTGTTTGACTTGCTCGATCTTGTCGCCGCTGCCTGATTGCATGTAGACGATACCAGGCGCGGGATTGTTTAGGACGAATCCGCCGTCAACTCCAGTGCCGTAGATGGTTGACGGGTCGTCTAGGTCAGGGCCGCCGGTGTCGTTAAAAACAGTCAGGTGCAAACGCGATACGATTTGTTGCCGGATGCGCTCGTCTTCGGTTGCGGCAAGGCAAGCGGTGATGTCTAGCAATGCGTGGGCAAATGCTGGGACGCCTCGCGATTGATCGCAGAAGTCTGGATCGTAAATGTGTATAACGTTTGCCGCGTCGATGTCGATGAAGGTTGTCATGTTCTCACCGGTCAGGATGCGGTAGGCTGCTGGCCGTCCGTTGTAATACTGAATCACCCCGTCGTTGATCTTGTAGCCTTTGTATGCTCCAGTGGTGACGGTTCGGTAGTCGCCGCAATTTCCGACCCGATGCGCTGGGACGATTTGCAGTTTAGGAAAGCCATCGTTTGATTTTACTTTAACCCAGAAAATGTCACCGTCGCGATCCAGCGCAATGCTGGTCAGCTCTAGCAATTTGTGCCAATCAAAGACGCCGCCGCGTTCGGTGCAGTTTGGATACCACGCCTTGCGCATGAATGTCGCGATTGTCTTGCCGTCTGCAAAATCCGATTCGCCGACATAGGCTGGAAGGAATGCATCACCTACTGAATAGTCCGCTTTCTGATCGACCGCGCCTTTGATGACGCCTACGTTGCTGTAAAGCCTCGATGACAAGCTACGCAAGCGCACGTTGTCCAACGGACTGACCAGCTTGTCGAAATCGGCATTTTTAATTGGATATACAACGCCGCGAGCGCGATTGTATTCTGCCGCGTGCATGTAACGCTGCGGGGCGTATGGCTGGCCGTATTCGTTTAGGATAGACATAATTAGAAAACGGTTGTCGATGTTGACCGCAAAGCGCCGCCATTATCATCAAATCGTAAAATGATGGACAGCATAGCCAGGCGCTGATCCTGTGTCATTCCCTTGCCGTCCGCGACAAAGCTGTTTCCATTGCTGTTGCCCTGAATGATTTTCATTCCGGCGCTTGGATCGCTGGCAATTAAGAGCGCCAATGATGCAGCTTCGGCTCGGATTTGTGCAAGCGCTTGCTCGTTGTTTTTTAGGATGTTGTAAATCCTGCGCGCTTGGTCATAGACGGCCATGCCGAATATGTTAGACCCACTCTAACAGATTGTCAATTTTCAGCAAATTCTGAACTTCTGCCAATCGTTGCAGACGCGGTGCGGCGTAGCCAGTTGGACCGGATAGATCGAATCCTTGCGCTTGGCTACTGCGCCCTCTAATGCATCGTCGCCGCGCTTGGCGTTGATCTTGGCAAACGTGGTGAAAAACTTGCGTGCTTCGGTTGCTGGGACGGTGCCACATAGGACCGCGCTGTTTGATGCTGGCAATATGTTCCATGCAAGCGGTGTCATGTAGTTTGCCAGCCACGCCATGCGCTCGGTGTGCGTGCCATCCATGACGACATCGAACACGACAAGCGTGCCGGTGATGCTGCCACGACGTTCAAGCGCCTCGCAATCAAGCCATGTGCCGGCTGGAAATACTCGGCATAATTCCATGAGCGCGGCGGTGAAGTTGTCGGCAATAGTAAGCCGTTCGCCGTGCCGATTCCAAAGCTCCGGAGCGCCGTCTGTAATATGCACAAGCGCTCTCCATCCGTTGAATTTTGGCTGGATCGTCCACGCGTCACCCCACGTTTGCGGCTCGTCTTGGAAGGATGGCTTGGCTGGGTAGGTGATGCTCACGCGGCAAGAATATGCCATTCTTTGATTTAACTCAAGATGTTTTTTCAATTATTTTCATCCCCGCCTTCAAATAGCCGATAGATGCACGCGACTCCGACCTGATAAACTAAACAATCCCAAAGGTGATTCTCTTTGCTTTTTGTCACCCAGATGCTTTCCTCTTGGCCCGTCTTGCGTTGCTTGCTCATCTCTCGCCGTTCTGCTCGGACGTGCTTTTTAAATGCCGGTGATACGTCGCTTGGAACTTCAAACCGTGCGCCGTCGCCTGACAGTAACCGGCTGGCAATGTCTTTAACTGGATTTGTTGCAATAAAAACAAACTGCACAATTGCGCCCGATGTCGATCTTGCCCGTGTAGTTTTAGAAAACAATCGTTCAATTTTTTTCCCTTGCTTGTTTACGTGCGTATAGCTCCGCCTGATTCCGTCCCCTTTGATTCCGCGCCATCCATGCTTGGCTAGCAGGTTAAACACTCGCGGCTGGTCGTAGCCGATGTCTAGCCACACGTCATACGGTTTGATTTTGTAGCGTTCTTGGATCTCGCAGATTCCGATTTCATCTGCGCCGTCACCCTGGATAAATCCTTCCCATAGAATTTTAGATCCACCGCCAGCCGTCCATGATTGAACGATTGCCCAGAAATGAAAGCCTTGCACGTCAACAGTCATGAAACGCGCTGGTCGGGCGTGTTCACCCATGCCGATGATTGTTTCGCCTTCAATGGTATCGGCAAACTCGTTTTCCATCTTTGAATAGGCTCCGACCTCGATCTCCTTGTGATCGTCGGCCAGGTCTTCGGCCCAGAACTTAGCGCGGCGCTTTTGCCACCACTGCCGGAAATTATCAACGACGCCGGATTTCAACATCCTGCGCGCTTCAAGGAATCCCAGAACTTCCGCGGACCACGGTATCCACCATACCGCCAGCGAATCAACATGGAATCCGCGGATTCCGTCTAGCCCGGTGTTGGTTTTCAAATATCCGCCGTTGCCATTTTTGACGTTCGATGATGCAAGCTCCCGCCGGATTGATACGGTGTCGGCAAACGTCGCACGGCAATTTTTGCATTCCATCTTAGCTGTCCTGCTGCTGGCCTGTTCGTCAACGTGATCGTCAACGGTAATGAGATCAAATCGTAGAAAGTCCCATGAATAGGCTTGCTCGGTTTTGCAGCTTTTGCATTTCCAGCCAAATTCTGACATGTCCGATTTCTTCCATTCCTGATCCAGCTCCGATCCTTCAAAGCCGCCTTGTGAAACGAGATAGACTTTTCGGTTCCATCGATTATGGTGCCGAGCCATGAACTCTCTGACAAGTCCATGATTCCACCGCCATACCTCGTCGCCGTATAGCCAGCGGCAAGATTTTTCTTGGAAGTTGGAAAGGTTTGCGCCACCGAGGACCAGCGCCATGTGGGAAAAAATGATCTCCATTTTACGCGCGCTGCTCCGGTCGTCGGGAAATAGTGCCGCGCATGGTTCGCAGGATTTGAGCGTGGGCAGGAGTCTTGTCTCGGCCCAGAACTTCGCATCTGTGTCAGTCTGGGATGCGTAGAGAAAATTGCCGGGGTTTTCCGACACAACAAAAGGAATCAGCGCCTCGGCCAGCGTGGTTTTTCCGCTGCCGGTCGGAGCAATCACAACGACTTGCCGCGTGTCGTAGTCTGCCGCGCATTCTAGCGGAGCTTGCCACCACGGAGTTTGAGAGCAATCGAACGAATTTGAGCGCTCACTGTTTTGGATTTTCACGTATTGCTCGGCCCATTTCCACGGGTGCAGCTTGGTCGGCGGTCTGAATCCAAGGCAACTAAATTTGATTGTGGCGCTCATTGGTAGAGTTTGTGCTGGGCGTTGCTCAGATTGGTTAAAATCCGCGTCATTTCTTCATGAATTATGCTTTGAATCTTGGCTGCGGTCAGTCCCTCTAGGCGTGGCGAAAAGTCGTTGCTGAACTTCAGCAGCTCAGACCTGGCCGCCGATGCAATCCGGATCATGTCTTCTTTGACTTCGCCGGCTGGCAATAGTTCGCGCGTCTGCATTCTGACCTGCAATCCGACCTTTAACGCTTTTAGCTTTTCGTGGTAAATCTTGATATTGTCAATATCCATGCTGCCAATCAGAAGCCGTTCGATCTGCTCGATGCTTTGTTCGGTCGTTTCGTTAGCTAGCAATGCCTGATCTTGCTTGGATTCTGGCTTGATCTTGGCGTCCTTAGCTATCCGGTGCCGACGTCCGCCTAGATGCTTTTTGAGGTCGTCATCGTTCCAAATGTTCACTCCGGCATTTTGCGCGCTGTTTAAAACGTCGCGTGTGATTCCGTGCTTTTTGCAGACTTCGACTTTGGTTTGTTTCATGCTGTTTTTAGTTTTTCCCTGCAATCGCGTTGCAAAGGTTTCTGAATTGATCGTCGAGATCGTATCGTTTGCGGGCCTCGGCGGTTGATTTAACGACTGTATGAAAAGTCAATCCCGTAGCTTCGGCAGCGTGTTTTCTTTCCACGCCAGACGCAACAATGACATGCGCCAGGGCGAGTCTAACTGTGCGCATCTCCCTTCGGCTTTGTTTATCCATGATCTTCTCGTAACGGTAGCCGGTGACGTTGCAGCAGTTCTGAACTAGTCGCTGAACTCTGACCATCATGGACAAGTATTTTAATTTAACTCTGCGGCCTCGTTTGGGTTTGTATGGTAGTGTAATTTCGTTTTTCATTTTTGTAATTGTTTCGGGATTAACTCCCGCCGATTGCGCTTAAACATTTGCAATCGACGGAAGCCTGTTTACCCGGTCCGCCACATGGCGGTGAGATTTGTTCGGTAGTGTCCAAGTCATTTTGTTAATTCATTCATTTTCCCTGCCG